TGGCCCCCACCCACCATTCTTGCTTCTAGACGAGATTGACGAGATGGACATTGACATCCTTAATGCCGCCTTGGGACAGCCAATGCCGCAGAAGAATTACCTTGGCGAGATCATTCAGCCCTACACCGTTTTGTGCTCAACGTGGCAGAACCCAAATGGGACGTTCACAGAAATAAAGCGCCGGTTTGAGGAACGCGGTTTGCCACTAAAAACCTGGTGCTGGCGGGAAAGCGCCAACGAAGTCGACGGATGGCTAGCCAAAGAAACCGTAGAGGCCAAGAGGCGAGAAATTCCCGCTGAGATGTGGCGGGTAGAATACGAACTGGGCGAGCCATCAATCGGAAACCGGGCATTCGACTCCGATGCTATTGAGGCGACCTTCTGCCTTCCAATGGAGCCGATCAAGTCTGAGTCAATGAAAGACTTTGAGCGCTACACGTTTGAGGAGTTTAACCCAGGCGGAACCTATGTTGCTGGCGCAGACTGGGCCAAAGAGCACGATTACACCGTCATTGCTGTGATGCGCACTGATGTTTCCCCTGTCCGTTTGGTCTCCTGGACGCGGGTTAACCGTCGCCCTTACCCAACCATGGTGGGTTATTTCAACGAGGAAATCGACAAGTATGACGCTGAGGCAATACACGACGCCACGGGATTGGGAAACGTAGTCAGTGACTACTTAGACATCAGAGCCCGCGGGTTCACCATGACCGGAGAAAAGCGCGACGCTATGCTTAGCGAATATGTCTCCGCAGTTGAGCAGGGAAGGTTTCATTTCCCTAAAATTCTTACTGCATATACGGCGCACAAATACGCTCAAGTTGGAGATTTGTACTCAAGAGGACAGCAGTACCACTTGCCAGATGAGGTCTGCGCGCTGGCTTTGTGCAATAGGCTTATTAGTCGCTCTGCTCCAACCGCCCCCATAGTGGGAGTACGCAAAAACGACACGCCGAATAAGTTTGCTGCGGTATTTGACCGTCCCATGGACAACAATGAGACTGCTTACACGGCTGATGGAGTGGTCCGAGTTAAGGATAACAACGACGGCTTCAGTCTCATGGTGTGACTAGGTGGAGACAATGTCCAATGAGGAGGCTGTCCAGTGACCGTGCCCACGAATCAGGAATACCGAGGGTTTGACCTAAACCCTGGCGAAAACATGCCCACGCGGGTCTCGCCAATGATCGAGCTTGGCGCTACTGGCCTGCGCCGATTCTCTGGATACGTTGAAGAAGAGTTCCTTCCGCAGCTCCGCGGGCGCAAGGCAGTGCAGATCTACCGCGAGATGGCAGACAACGATCCGGTAGTTGGTTCCTTGCTGTTCGCTATTGACCGATTGCTACGCCGTTTAAAGTGGAGCGTTGAGCCTGCTAGCCAAAAGCCTGAGGACCGCAAGTATGCGGAATTCGTAGAATCGTGCATGAACGACATGTCCCATACATGGGATGACTTCATTTCCGAAGTTCTCACGATGATTACCTACGGGTGGAGCTTCCACGAAATTGTCTACAAGCGTCGATTGGGCATTTGGGAGAAAAACTCCTCAAAGAAATCCCAGTACAAGGACGGGATGATTGGATGGCGCAAGATGCCTATCCGCTCGCAAGAGACTTGGCTTCGCTGGGTCTTTGACGAGAAGGGCGGCATTCAGGGCATGGTACAGCTTGCCCCTCCTGCGTACCACACCACGCTCATTCCAATTGACAAGTCACTTCTGTTCCGCACTACGACGGCAAAGAACAATCCCGAGGGTCGTTCTATGCTTCGTAACGCCTACCGACCTTGGTACATGAAGAAGCGGCTTGAGGAGATTGAGGGCATTGGCATTGAGCGAGATCTTGCCGGTTTGCCAGTCGCTAAGGTACCTGCGGACTACCTAACAGCCAAGCCTGGCACTGAAAAAGAAAAAATGGTCCAAGCCTTTCGCAAAATGGTTCGTTCGGTGCGCCGCGATGAGCAGGAAGGCATTATTCTGCCTACTGCATACGACCAAGACACCAAGCAGCCTTTGTTCGACTTTTCGCTTCTTACCTCTGGCGGAGGACGAAGCTTCAATACCGACCAGATTATCCGCCGCTATGAAGAGCGGATACTTATGACGGTTCTGGCTGACTTTATACTCGTTGGACACCAAGGCACCGGTTCGTACTCAATGCACACTGACAAAACCGGAATGTTCCGTGCGGCAATTAACTCTTTGGCTGAATCCATTGCCGACGTACTTAACCGTCATGCAATTCCTCGACTTTTTGCTCTTAATGGCTGGAAGGTTGACGAACTCCCGCGCATTGTCCCAGGAGACGTAGACCCGCCGGATCTTGGTCAACTTGCGTCGTTTATGACAGCAATGCAGTCAACTGGCGTTCAGTGGTTCCCTGATGCAACCTTGGAAAACTTTGTTCGCGATATTGCTCGCCTACCTAAGTTGGATGATGACCAGGAGAGGGTTAAGGAGCAGATGACGCAGCAGTCTCTTGTCATTGCTATGGCTAACCAGCAAATGGAATCTTTGAACTTGGAACGTCAAGCAGAAACTGCCGCCGCTCAGTCCCAGCAAGAACAAATTGGACTAGAGCAATCCCAGATGAGCGCTGCGCAGCAGAAAATTGGTCTAGACCAGCAAATGGCTCCGCCGGACCCCGAAGAAGAGCAGGCCAGGGGCGAAAAGGATGCTCTAGAGACTGAGCATCAAAAGGCCGATCTAGAACAAAAGAAAATCCTGATACAGCAAGCGTTGAACCAAAAGCCTGGAGGAAAAAAGTGAGCGAGAAGCTGTCAAAGGCCTTTTTTGGAGCTGAAGGCGATCCTACGTTTGACCTCAAGGCCGCACAAGGCGCATATCAGTGGGTCATGGAGCACGATTACGATGAGGCATCGATGTCTTTGCGTATTGCGCTATTTGACGAGACGGCGCGCGACCTAGAGAAGTATGGGGACTTTGTTCGCACGGAGGTTGCCAAGAAGGCTAAAGGTCGTCTTGACCACGTTCGCAAGGCAGTTGCCAAGCGCCACATAGCAAACCCCACCAAAGAAACCGCTAATTTGTTGCACGCTATCTCCAAGGCAGAAGACTTTATTGACCCAGACCTATCGCTGCGAGCAAAACGCCAATGGCGATCTGGAGATGGTCGATTCCGCGTTATGAGCACCAGCCTCAGTTACGGAAACCAAAAGAAGCCGCTTAGTGGCGCGCAAGCTTCACGCCTAAATATTCCTCGCCCCACTGAAGGCGGCGGGACTAAGAAGACAGTAAGCCTGAGCCGCGAGCAGATGCGCAACTACCAAGAGGCCTACACGCAAATCTCCCAAACTTTGCGCCAAGCTCGCAGCATCGACCCTAAAGCAATTCTACAGATCCACTACGAGGATGGAACCCCGTCTAAAGAGATTCTGGTTAACGACCAGACTCAGGTGGACTCCCTCATTGACGGAAACCAGTTTAAGAGCAATAACCGAATTGCTCGGGTAGATGTGCAAATTGCTGACGATACCGCGCGCGGAGCTGCTTTTGACGTCATGGGAGCGATGCGAGTACCGGCAGCAATGTCTACCGCAATGGCCGGATCCTCTGGCGTATCGGGAGACAATATTAGTGCGCTTCGCCAAAATTGGGTAGACGACCCGACTCAAGATGACAAATACCTTATTGCCAACCCCTCACAGCGCGCCTACCGTCGTTTAGAGGCGTCAAGCGAGTTCCTTGATTCTTTGCTTCCCGAAGACGACCAACGCAGTGGGCTTCAGCGTAAAGTGGCGCTGGCGTTTAGTGCGGGCAAGTGGGCTGGCAAGTATGGCACTGAGATTGAGCAGGTCATTGGGCCATCAGTACGGCGCAGTGCATACCGCTATCGGGGTACTGAAAAGAATCCCACGCCAGGCCTGCAAAGTTCAATTAATTCTTCCATAATGCGAAACCGCGGAGACATGGATCAAGCTCGTAAAGAAATGATTTACGGGCGCTTTGAAGTAAGTGAAAACGGGCGTGGTGGATCAGATGAAATCCACGAGGAATCTCCAATTATTTCCTATTTTGTGGGAAGACTACCTAAGACTGAGCTCTCTCGCTTGCAAAACAAGGCCGGAGCTACCCCTCCAAGCCAGGGAGTGATCATTGACCGTGACGGCAAGGTGGCCACTGAAGCTGTTGGCTACGGAGACGATTGGTATCTGCCTTTCGATCTAAAGAACCTCGGACGCATGCGCGGGGGAGAATACATCCGAACCCGTACTTACGGCGGTCCAACTACCGAGGACGTTTACGCGGGTATGGTTGGCGGAGCACGGGCAATGACCGTGGTATCCCGCTCCGGTGTGTTTACCGTGGAGTTTGACGACACTTTTCGTGGATCTCGTAGGTACAACGACAATGCGGCGCGAATGGTAAAGCGATATGGCTTGCTTCTAGACGCAGTCAAGAACGGCTCAATTACGTTAGACGAGTTGCCACAGGACAAGATTCAAGAGCTACGCGAAGAAGCAGAACGCGAGTTTGGTCCGGGGCCGGATACTGAGCGCCAGCGCGATGAATGGGTAAACCAGCAAAAGAAAGACCCCAGAGTTCGTCGCCGGATGTCCAAAGCCCGTCGTGAGGCAGCCGCTGAGGAATTTCTTAAGGACCGTTTAGCGGATAGCTCTTCTGGGTGGGAAGAGCAGGTAGCAAACCGAGTCCAGCGCAAAGCCTTAGATGAATTGAAAGCAGACAGTAATTTTCAAACTATACAAAACATTGCCAATGGAAGCTCCCCGGAACTTCCAAACTTAAATAAAGAGCAGGCTCGTGAGGCAATGCGCCAGCGCGCCGCAGACACCCTTGCCCGCGTATCTGAGGACTACAGAGGAGCAGAGGCTGCAGCCCAGCAGATGTTCCCTGCGGACTTTGGAAAGTTTATAAAACTCCAAGAGAAAGATTACGAAACCGGTCTTAAAGAGCTGTCTTTGGACGGGGATGGCTACGCCAAGGCTTTAGAGGCGTTGCAGGAGCAGTTTCCTTATTACATCAAGGAAGTTCGTTTCCGTCGCCTGCCGAAGAGTAAGGCCGCAGATGGACGCCTAGACACTGGATACGTTAAGCCGTTCTACATTCGTCCCGAAGCGGCACTTGTTGGATACTACGACGAGACCGTAATGGGACAGTCTGACGTTCGGCTATCTAGTGAACGCTACACCGGCGGAAAAATGACTGCAGACCGTGCTTTCTACCAAAACTCGTCTAGGGCTTTTAATCGTCCAAGTCGGTTCTCCACATCGCAACCTGAGCGCAGCCAGCCCGAGCAGCAAGACAGAGAGCAAAGAGTAGCTCCAGAAGATGTTAGATCTTCGCAGACTGGCCCACTGCAAAGTATCGACCGAGAAGCTCGTGCAACTTCAAACCTTGTGTCTCACGCAAGGGACAACGGGTGGAACGCCCAATTTGGCTCAAAATTCGGTTCTGACAAAGCATCATCTGATTTTCCTTTGCTTACTGGCGGGATGAGCAACGACGATTTGGTGGAGTTTATTATGTCCTCACCAGACAACCGCGCAAAGCTGGATCGTGAATTACAAGAAATTAACCGACTAATTTCAAACCCTGACGACCTTGAAAAACTTAAAGCCAGGGGAGTATTTGGTCTGGACAAAGACCTCCGCGAAGCTTACCAAAATCGCGGGGAAGTGCCCGAACAGATTAAATACGACATGATTAATTTCTTGAGTCCAGGAAGCTCAAAGAGGATTTACGACTTTGGAGCGTCCTACCGTCCTGGACGTGCGTCTCAAGAATACGAACGCATGTTCGATTCCGACCCATCTTTGGAGCGCGCCAAGAGGCTCGCCGGAATTAGAATAATTGACGATAGCCAATTCTCTGAAAAAATTTCCGACGGAATTAAAAAAGCCCGATCAAAAATGGTTCAAATAGAAACTGCTAACCGAAATTTTGCAGTAGCGCCTCCTGGCGGCCTTCCTAAGCGAGCCGAGGTCGAATCCGAGATTATGGGACTGGCCAAACTGCGCCAACTCAATACTCTGTACAAGGAGGCCGCAAGCGCCGAGGACGCCCCTACGGCGGCTCCTCAGGCTGGAACACAGGCTCGGGTAGTAAACCTGCCAGACCTAGATGATGGAACCCAGAGGACCGTGCTGACCCTTGAAGGTCCTCAAGCCAAAAGTGAGTTAGATCGGATACTTGGCCAAGCGGCTTTAGATAATCCAAACACAAACGAAACGGATCGATTGATTGCCAGCGTAGACCTAATGCTTGCCGAGGCCGAGGCAAACCGTAACACCAAACGGGGCATTCAAAGGTGACCGCGCAGCCCGAGGAGTTCCTGGGGCAGTCACCTGAGGACTTCCTCAACCAGTCTCCTGAAGATTTTCTTAACCCGCAGCAATTTGCCAACGGAGTTGACGTTAGCGAGCAGGTAGGAGCCTCGCAACGTCGAAAGGTACTCTTTTGGATTGCGCTGGCTATCGCAGCGGCGCTATATGCCCACCACAGGATTGCTGTTGTTCGGTTACGTGAGGAACAGGCGCAAAGCGAGCGTGATTTAAGAGAAGCTTTGTCCCGTATCTGGCCTAAAATCATGCCTACTTGGCAAAAAATGGTTATTCCGGCGGTAATGCACTCTTTTAAGCTAGGTTCGACTACAAACCTTTCTTACGCGGAATTAGAAGCTTTAGCTGGAGCTTATGCGGAGCAAATGGGCGAGTACGTCACCAGCACGTCTACAGAAGCGCTTATTGAAGGATTTAACGCTCAACTCAACGCGGGATTGAACCCTCAATTGGCTGCAATACGCGCCAAGGAAGCGTATGGACTAGACGCCCAAAGCATGCGCCAGGCAATATCCTCATTCTCTAAAGGAGACCCAACTTATTCCGGTGACCTTGTTCCGGCATCAGTACGCACCGTCATTGACCGACTAGTCCTAAAACGCGCAGAGCTTCTTGGCAATAATGAGGCATATGCTTCGGTTCAGATGGCCAAAGCGCTTACTTGGCAGTTTGCCTACAAGAGCGGAGACATGCCCGAAGACGCTCAAAAAATGTGGATTACTGCTAAAGATGAACGAGTGTGCCCAATTTGTGGCCCAATGGATCGTCAAATGGTAGCTCCAGACGATTACTTTGTTTCTGGGGATGAGAAGTATTTTGCCCCGGGGGTTCACCCGCGATGCCGATGCCGGGTCCAGATTGTCTATTCCACGCAATTTCAAAAAGTAGCTCCAGGGGATCCTTACGACCGAGATCGCTCTGGTAGGTTTTCTAGAAACGAGCAGCGTAATGCCCCCAGCGCTCGTAGAGTCACTTTGACTAGGGGTGGGAAAAAGTCTTCTCAAACTCAAAGAATTCTTAGTGACCTTCAGGAAAAATTGCGACTTGAGCGCAAGGCTATGAACGATCAAGTAGAACAAATTGGGCTGCTCTCATCTTCCAAAATTGGGTTAGAATCGGATTCTACTTCTAATTTGTCTTCTGCTTCTTTGTTGTCGTCAGCGCAATCATCAGAATTGTCTTCATCTCAAACTCAACAACTTTCTCAAACTAATACGCAAGAACAAACTGATACGCAATCATCAGAATTGTCTTCATCTCAAAATCAACAACTTTCTCAAACTGATACGCAAAAACTTTCTGAAACATTGTCACAACAGCTGTCCACCATTGGCGTAGAGGCGCTGTCAAGTTCCTCAGTTTCTCAAGTAGCTGCGCTTATTATTACTCGTCGCGCGCCATCAATAAATGAAAAAATTACCGAAGAAAATAGAGGGGACTTCGGTCCTGATGAAGCAGACGCATGGATGTTCTACGACGATTACGCCACTCTTATTCGCCAACAGGGAAAATTCACTCCAAGAATTACATCACCTGGTGAAAAGATCAATTTTGCGGAACTAAAGAATGCCCTAGACGAAGGTTTTTCTGACATTCCAGAAAATATACGGCCTCCAATTATTGGATATCGATCGGAATACAGCGGATACTCAAACTTTGATTTGGGTCTGCACGAGGCACTTATTGACTCCAAAGAAATAGCCCGCGCCCGTTTTATAGAAGGACAGGCTGCAAGACAGGCGCTTGGAGCTTCGGGTAGAGGCATGGACGCCGCTTACTCTTACGCTAGAGAATTATTTGATGAAAATCTTTACGAGATTATTGCTGACGATGCAGATCTTACTGATTATGACATTAAATCGTTCTATGGCGAGGACGCTCCAAACATGTCTGGGGAAAATCTTCGCGAAAAATTCTACATGGATCTGCGCAAAAACAACGAAATTGCACAATACATAGGGGAGCAGTACAAGCTATATTTGGCTGCAAACCCAGAAAAAATGTCTGCGCTTGATTTGGACGCCGACCTTCTTACAATGGGGGCGATGGCCGACTGGCTCATTCCCATGACTGTGGATTTTGATGACGCCGACTCCACTATGGATACTGGGGAATACATGCCAACCGTGCTTCGTTTGAGATCACCGCGAACGCGCACGGGTGAATATATGAGTAATTACGTTAAACTTGATAAAAATCGCCCAGTGACTCCAATGGAAATTTACCCAGACAGCGAATATGAGGTGGTTTCTGTGGATATTAAAAAACTTGCCCCTGACGATGATTTGTCCGCCTACCTTAGTGAAAATATCTATAAATACCGGATCGTCACGCTCGCCCGAACGCGGTGAGTGGAAAAGAGCACCAAGATGGGTAATGTGATGAACGAACAAGAGTCATTTGCCGCCGTACTTGGCGCAGTGCTGGGCGACGCTGTCGACCCGCAAGCAGCGTGGGACGTTGTGTCTAAGATGAATGACGCTTCCGAGATGCACGTCCAGCGGAACCTCAAAGTTGTCGGCAGGAGAGCTAAAAAGACAAAGGACGTTGCTCTTACTGTAGGTGCGGTAACTCCCAGAGGCAGGGCTTTGAAAAAGCTTACTGACCAGGTTGTTGTTAAAGGCGGATCAATAAGCACTTCTGGAAAACCACCCAACAAGAAGGAAGTTCGCGTCGGTCAAGCCCTTAATGTCGTAGCGACAGTTGGCGCCCTTAACGCTATTCGTCACCAAGGGCCCGCTTCTATTAAGGCTATGCGTCGCTGGAACCAAGGATCCTACAACGAAAAGCTTCAAGCTGGTCACATGCGAAAAAGTCCCCCAAAGCCGCCAAGCGCGACCAAAGTAAAAATATCAAATGCCGCTAGAACAACAAAGCTTGCAGCAAAGAAGATCCCTGGTATTAGGAGCATTGCCAATCACCCGGGGCGTTCTGCTGCGGTAGTCGGTGGAGGGTTTTTGGCCCTGCACAGCGGAGAGCTAGCTGGCGACGCTATCGCAGCAAGAGCTCTACATAGGCAGTCAAAAATTGCCAAGAGAGACGTTCAAGAAATGCTTTCCCCTATCCTCGCCGCTCGCAAGGACGGCGTAATTACCAGTTCTCAGGCCATCAATATGGCTGAGGAAATTGCCAAGAGGTTTTCGGCAACTAAAGGCGGTCCCGTAGCTGGGTCTTACCGAGCTGGTAGGTCTATAGCCCGCAAGGTGACCGGAAAGCCTTTTCTCGGCGGTCCTAGCGAGTCTGCGTACAGAAGTTCAATGAAGAACGCCTCGCGCGCAGGAGTCCGTAATCTTGCAATCCTTGGTGGAGCCGGAGCCTTGACTGCCGGGGCAATAGCGCTTTCCAAGCCAAAGCAACCGGTAGTTAAAGATTACGGCCCCGACATGGAGTGGAGCGCGGAAATCTCTAAGGTTGACGAAGACAAGAGGCAGGTATTCGGATGGGCCTCGTTGACTTCAGTAGATGGACAGCCAGTAGTTGACCGTCAGGGAGACTACATTCCGCTGGACGAGATTGAAAAAGCGGCCTACCACTACGTTTTGTCTTCCCGTAAGGGTGGGGACATGCACGCTCGCGACGGAGAAGGACCAAAGCACACAGCCGACCTTATTGAATCCTTCCTTGTCACGCCTGAGAAGCTTAAGCATATGGGATTGGCCGAGGATGCCCTGCCCCATGGCTGGTGGATCGGAATGAAAGTTCAAGACGACGACCAATGGGAAATGGTAAAGAAGCAAGAGCGAACCGGCTTC